CGGCAGCGTCAGCCAGCACGCCAGGACCGAGGCCGAAGACTGGTTCCAGAAGCAGGAGCACAACGGGGTGATGCTGCTCAACTACCAGGCGGGCGGCGTGGCCATCACGCTCACGGCGGCATCGAGCCTGATCTACTACACGCTGACCCCCAGCGTCATCCAGTGGGAGCAGACGGGGGCCCGGGTGCACAGGATCGGCACGACGACGAACGTCAACATCTACTACCTGCAGGCTGCCGAGCAGGACGAGTTGCTGCTGGCGGGGCTCAAGGCCGGGGCAAGCATGGTCGACATGGCGCGGCTGCTGCTCAAGTACCTCAAGCGGACGGACGGCATCTACAAGAAGGGGCGTGCGGCGTGAGCGACTTCGACCCCGAGCTACGCTGCGCCCCCTGGCCGTGCGACTACTGCCCGTACCGCCGCGACGTACCCTCGGGGGTGTGGAGCAAAGAGGAGTATGACAAGCTGGAGGAGTACGACCGGCCCACGGCAGAGCAGCCCCTACTCTGGTTCGGCTGCCACTCGCGGCCCAACCTGGCCTGCCACGGCTGGGCTGCGGTGCATGGCGACCAGCAGGGCGACCACGCTCTGCTGGCGCGGCGCGTGCTCTGGTTCGAGATCCCCGAGCGGGTGGTGCCGCTGTTCCGCTCAGGCCGCGAGGCTGCGCGCCACGGCCGCGCCCGCCTGCTACGGCCAGGCAAGGCCGCTCAGGCTGCGGTGGCCAAGCTGATGCACTACCGGCGCCTGCGCGAGAACCCGCACAATGCTGCGCTGCTGGAGGACTCCGATGCCACGTAACCCCGCGTGCGACCTCTGCCCGCTGCATGAGCACGCGCTCACAGTGTGTGTCTGGGGCGAGTGGTGGGGCGATAGCGAGTACACCGGCCCCACGGTCATGGTCGTCGGCATGAACCCTGGCGGTCAGGAGGATCAGGCGGGCCGACCGTTCATCGGGCCCAGCGGCGCTATGCTGAAGTCTGGCCTGGAGCAAGCCGGCGTCAGGCGCGCGTATCTGACCAACGCGGCGAAGTGCGTGGGCGAGGTCGACATGGATCACGTCCGCGCCTGCCGCGACTACCTTGAGGAGGAGATCGAGCGTGTACATCCAGCTTACGTGCTGGCACTCGGTAATGTGGCTGTACAGCGGCTCCTGGGTAGAGGGACCGTTGGTCAGGTCGCGGGGAAAGAAATTTGGTCAGCACGCTATCAGTGTTGGGTCCTACCGGCTTTCCACCCGGCAGCTATCCTTCGTAACCGTGGTCGGGAGAACGCATGGCGAGCGGACGTCCTTCGGTTTGGGCGTCTCGTCCGAGGTGAGCTTGTCCCGCCGCCGAGCACCCCGCCTGTACGCGTGGATCTCGTTTCGACGGGAGCGGGGGTCCGTGGTTTGGAACGTTCGCTGGCCAGCGAGCCCACGTGGAGCTACGACTTCGAGACCAACGTCAAGCCGTGGTGGCACCGGGACTTCCGCGTCTACTCGGTCGCGTTCAGCTTCACGGGCCAGGAAGCTGTGGTCCTCCCGATTGCACACCCGGACTGCGAGGAGCGGTGGACGCGTGGAGTGCTGGCATGGTGCCGAGATCGACTCCTGCCCACGCTGCAGGCCCCCGGTGTAGAGCGCATCGTTCACAACGGGATGTTCGACGATTTAGTGTGGTTCAGGGTGACAGGCCAGCTTTCCCGAGCCAGCTTCGACACCATGCTCGCTTTACAGCTTCTTGACGAGAACGCGCCCAAGAGCTTGAAGTGGGCCGGGCGGGCCCACCTGGGCTGGCCCGACTGGGACATTGATGCTCGAAAGCCTCATCCTCTCAACGACCTGTACCCGTACAACGGGTACGACGCCGCAGCAACTGTTCTACTCCATGACCTTCTCAGTGACCGGCTCAACGAGGAGCCGATCCTTGCGCGGTATTTTCGCCTGCTGGAGATGCCCAAACTGCGGAGCCTGGAGCGTCTGGTTGCGCGCGGTATCTGGGTCAACCGAGCCCGAGCCGCCGAGCTATTCCTGAAGGCACGCGCTGAGCAGCGCGCGGCCGACGCCGAGGTCCCGGTAGCCAACCCCGCTTCGGCGCGCGAGGTCGCCCGCTGGCTCTACGAGGATCTCGGGCTACCCATCATCAAGCCGGGCAAGAAACATCCCTCCACAGACGAGGCAACTGTAAAGACCCTTGGACTCAAATATCCAGACGCCCGCAAAATTCTTGACTGTCGGCGGCCTCGAAAAAAGATAAGTACCTACTTCCGGCCGGTCAACCATGCCACGAAGCTGAGCTTCGACGGGCGGTTCCATCCAGAGATGCGCACAACTTCGGTTGAGACCGGCAGGCTTGCTTCCTTCTTCCACACCATCCCCCGCGACACGAGCGTGCGGCCCATCTTCAGCGCCCCCGAGGGCTACGTGCTGATGCAGGCCGACTATCGGCAGATCGAAGCCAGGCTGTGCGCCTGGATGGCAGCCGGCCGTCCCGAGGACTGGGAAGGCGTCGACCCGCAGAGCATGCTGTGGGCCTTCCACACGGGGCTCGACGTCTACAGCGACTTCGCGGCCCACTACCTACGGAAAACCATAGGCCAGGTGACCAAGGAAGAGCGCCAGGTGCTGGGCAAGGTTCCGGTGCTGGCACAACTGTACGGCATGTCGTGGATGGGGCTGCGGGAGTACGCCTGGAAGACCTTTGAGATCCTGTGGACCGAGAACCAGGCCCGCGCGCTGTGGGGGCTCTTCCGGCGCCGCTACCCCGAGTTCCCGCGCTGGCACGCCTTCACCGCAGCCAGGCTGGAGCGGCGCGGCTACACCCAGACACCCATTGGCCGGGTGCGCAGGCTACCCGATGCCATGTACGGCCAGCAGGACGCTATACGAGCCGGCATCAACGCTGAGCCGCAGAGCCTGGCCAGCGACATCACCCAGACGGCGATGATCTACCTCGACAAGCTGGGGCTCGCCGTGGTCGGCAACGTGCACGACGCGCTGCTCTTTCAGGTCCCCGTAGCCCAGGCGAAACCGCAGGCAATCAAGATCAAAAAGGGCATGCTTGCTGCGCCGGCCATGCTCCAGAGCATGGGCCTGTACCTGCCCAAAGGGTTGATCGAAGTCGAGATTTCGGCCGGACCATGGGGTCTGGGAAGGGACTTGACAAAGTCGATTTGAGGTGGTATCGTTCTTGTCGACCTCGGCGGAGGTGGGGGTCCCATCTGGCCCCTCCGATAACGCAGGCTTCGCCGCGACCTAGCTGTCCATCATACCGAGCAAGCTGGTTCTTCCACCTTCGGTGCTAGACCGGGCCAATCTGTAAGCAGGACGCAAATGCCGCGATACGTTAGCGCTACTACCTCCGCCGAGCGTCTATCCAGTTGCTGGCACATTCGTTGAGAGCCAGTACCGAGGAGGAATATGGAGAAGTTGTCGCTAGGCACGACGGGGTTCAACGACGCCGCGCGGTGCATGAAGCGGTACGAGTATCGTTGGGAGCTTGGCCTGGTCCCGCCGCCCCGGGACGTTCGACCGACACTGCGTCGGGGGGTGTGGCTGCATCGCATGCTGCAGCTTCACGATCTGGGCGAGCCGTGGCAGACCGAGCTAGGCTCGATGGGCCAGTGGGCTGTCGATCAGGGCGTCGACCCTGAGAAGATCGAGCAGGCGATGACCGAGGTGGAGCACCTCGTCGAGGATTACATCGCCTTCTGGTCGACGCGCGAGGAGGCGCCGGGTCCGTGGGAGACCGTGGAGACCGAGTACAAGGTGTGCTGGTCGCCGCGCCCCGAGCTTGACCTCACAGCCACGGTGGATCTGCTCAAGCGCGATAGCCGGGGCCGGCTGTGGATCTGGGAGCGCAAGAGCACCCAGGAGATCCCCGATAGCGACTGGCGCACGGTCGACCCGCAGACCATGCTGCAGTACATCGAGTGCCGCAAGCAGGGCATCGAGGTGGCGGGCATCGTCTTCGATTACATCTGCACGCGGCCTGGCAACGTGCTGCGCGTCAAGCAGGACGGCACGCTGTACAAGGGCGACGACGAGAAGCGCACGCGGGCTCGCTACTTCAAGGCGACCGAGGCTGAGCTTCGCCGGCGTGGCCAGGGCGAGACGTACATCGAACTTATGCGCCAGCGCACAGTCTCTGACGGGGACTGGTTCCAGCGCTACATCACGCTGCGCCCAGACGACAACGCCGAGCAGACGCTGCGCGACGTGGTTGCCGTGGTGCGCAACATCAACGAGGCGCGCAAGACGGGCTACTGGCCGCGCTCGATCAACCTGCTGGACTGCCGGTTGTTCTGCCCGTATGGCAAGCTGTGCATGCACGAGTACCAGTTGGGCAGGCCCAGCGAGGC